CTGATGAGGCTGCGGCTCGCGCTTCAATTGCCGGCATGTGGCAGTGGAACTTTGTGCCCCCGGGGGATTGGCGAAAGGGCGCGCGCTAGGCGGCCTTCACGGGCTGAACGGCCAACGTCAAACCGAGCGACTTGAGGACGCTCACCAAAGTTGAAAGGCGGGGATCACCATCCGCGCTCAGGGCTTTGTAGAGGCCCGCGCGGGAGATGCCGGTTTCTTCAGATATCTGCGTGATGCCTTTCGAGCGCGCGATATCACCGATGCCGGCTGCGATAAGCGCGGGGTCGCCGTCCTCTAGGATCGCCTCAAGGTATGCGGCGATATCCTCAGGGGTCTTCAGGCTGTCCTGAATGTCCCATTTTGTGGTTTCGAGCGCCATGGTCAGCCCTCCTTGGCTAAAGCGATGGCTCGCTTGATGTCATTCGTCTGCGTGGACTTGTCGCCACCACCGAGCAGGATCACAAGCTCGGTGCCGCGCTTCACAAAATAGACCCGGTATCCGGGGCCGAAGTCGATACGAAGCTCTCCGATGCCGTCGAAGAACTTGGCGTCACCAAAGTTGCCGAGTTCAACCCGGCGGATGCGGGCGGCAATGCGCAGGGCTGCGGCCCGGTCGCGGAGGCCGCTGTACCACTTCGTGAAATCGATTGTTTGGCGAACTTCGATCATGTGTAAACTATAGTGGACTCGCGGGGGGGAGTGAAGCGGCAGGTGAAGCCGCAGGTATAGCGGCTTGGGTCTGACCTGCTTCGGCAGCGGGGGAAGCGACGCTTCTGGTTTGCGTGTTCGGCTCTAGCGCGGCGGTCACAAACATCCCCACTAGCGCGACGACGGCAACGACCAGGCCTCTTGCCCGCGACCGAATCCGTAAAAACCTAAGCGGGTAGATAATCGAAACGAGCCCCGCCACGCCGACCACAAGCCAAAGTACCCCAATCAACGCCCACATCGCCTGCCCCCATCGGTTGCGCGGTTATCATACCCTTTGCCACAGGTGCGCGAAATGATCGTTGACGAACTGGTGGCCATTCTCGGCTACGACCTCCAGGACGAAGCCGAACTGAAGCGCTTCCAGAGGGGCCTTGATGACCTGACAAGGCAGGCGGAACAGTTCGGCGCCGCCATCGGTCGCACCATGGCAGTTGCCGGCGCCGCATTTGCCGCCGGTTTCACTTTGCTCGGGAAGAGCGTTCTGGAAACAGGGGCGCAATTTGAATCCCTATCAGTGCGGCTTGAGGCGCTGGAAGGATCAGCGGAGAAGGCAGCGTCGGCTCTAGAATGGGTCCGCAGCTTTGCCGAGACGACGCCGCTTTCTTTGTCAGAGGCGGCAAACGCCTATGCACAACTTCGCACGTTCGGGATCGACCCCACGACGGGGGCATTGCAGGCCGCCGTCGATACCATGGCCATGAGTGGGCAGAGCGCAGATTACCTCTCAGGCGTGATCCTGGCCATGGGTAAGGCTTGGTCTAAGGGGAAGCTCCAGGGCGAAGAGGCTCTTCAGCTTATCGAGCGCGGGATTCCGGTTTGGCAGCTTTTGGCTGATGAACTAGGCGTCACGACTGAGCAAGTGCAACAAATGTCCGAGAAGGGCAAACTTGGCCGCGATGTCATGCTTAAGCTGTTCGACGCGATGGGGCGGCGGGCGGCGGGGGCATCTGCCAAGGCGGCAAAGACATGGACAGGGCTTATAGGCCGCCTTGGTGACCAGTGGGAAGGCTTCAAGAAGACGATTGCCGACGACGGTTTCTTCGATGTCGCGAAGGGCAAGCTTGAGGAGTTGGTGAAGACCTTCGACGGGTGGGCAAAAGATGGGACGATGGAGTGGGCCGCAAAAGGCTTGAGCCGGGCGTTCATCGGCGTAGCGGACGCGATCGGCGTTCTTGCCAACAGGGTAAAAACCCACGTCGAGTTCATTCGTGACAATTTTTCGAAATTCGAAGGAGCGATAACCACTCTTGGATGGGCAATAGCCGGACTGATGGTGCGGGCATTCCCGCTGATTTCCGCAATACTGATGCTCGGCCTCGCTGTCGAGGACGTTCTTACCTACATGGAAGGTGGGGAAAGCGTCTTCGGTGATTTCGTTTCGTGGATTCAAAACCTCATCCCCGTTAGCGAGGACGTGGCGCGACGGCTGGCCGCCATCTTCACCGGGCTCGGCCTCGGTATTGCCATGGCCCTGGTGACCGCGCCGCTTGCGACTTCAAAGCTGCTGGTTGGCGGGATTCTAAGGGTTCTCGCTGCCGTCGCCGTTGCAATCGCCAGTTCGACAGCGGGGCTCGTGGCCGCCATCGCCGTGGTGGCTGCGGCTGTGGCCGGCGGGCTAATCTGGTATTTCTGGGAGGATTTCCGCGCTCTCTGGCCTGAGACAATTGCCAAGATTGAAGCGGCCTTTGCGGAGATCCTAACCGCATACACCGACCTCGGATGGTTCGCAGCCGGCGCGACGGCAATGACGAAGCTGTGGGAGGGCTTGCAATCCATAGGCGCGGGCATCCGGGACTGGTTCGCGAGCCTGATGCCAGATTGGGCCAAGGGCATCGTTGCGCCAACGGCAGTGCCGGCTGCCGGCACGGGGGGCGGTGGGTCTGGTGCGATCGCCCCCGCTGCTGGTTCTTCTGGTGCTGCTGGTGCGCCGCCTGTTGGAGCGGGCGCTGGTGTACGAGCTGGGTATGGTGCCAGTGGCGCGAACGCCCCGGCCACCGGCGAAAATCCGATGCTCAAGAACCTGCGCGGGAATATGAGAAAGATGGCCCCGCAGAGCAACGCTGATGCCGTCCTGAACGACAATCGGACAACCACAAACACCGTCACCGTCCAAGCCCCTGTAACGGTCTATGTGCAGCAGGCAACCCAGGCGCCTAGTGCCGTAGGCAACGCCGTGGCTGGCGCCGTCCGATCAGGAGTCCAAGCCCAGCCCACACGCATGCAGCAGGGTCCGGTGCAATGACCGCTATCATTTTCAGCCGTCTCATCGGCCCCGTGCCAATTGACTGCATCGTGCGGGAGGTGCCGATCCATCGCCTCGGCATCTCTCGCATTCCCATCGAGAGCGGCGCGAACATCACGGATCACGCCTACATCGACCCGAAGCGCATTCGTTTTGAGGTGGCGGATGCCCAGGCGGTGGCGACCTTCAACGCTCTCACGGCATTTCAGGAGTCGCGAGTTCCGTTCACCGTGGTCTCGGGCCTCTACGTCTACACGAACATGCTGATCTCCGAGATTGGCGCCCTGCGGGATATTGAATGGTCGCAGGTATTGAGCAGCGGGATTGAGCTTCAAGAGGCGATCATTGTCGAAACGGCATATGCGGCCTCGGACACGTCGTCTGATGCTGGCGGACAGCCGGGCGGCAAGAACAGCACTAAGGCCGCCACGCCTTCGTCGGGGCGCTCCGGCGACAGCGCTACGGCGGATAGGGCGAGCGGCCCGGTGACGCGAGGCGATCAGGCGGCCAAGCCGGCGACGAACACGTCCATCCTCCGGGGCGCATTCTGATGATTGAATTCACCGTGGCAGACGCCGCAGACCAGCAGTTTAGCGCGATCCTCAACAACCGGCGCGTAACTATCCGACTGCGCTACAATGTGACAACGGACCGGTGGTCTTTGGATCTGTCGCTTGACGATCAGCCTGTGCTCCAGGGTCGGCGCATTGTGACCGGGGTGGATCTTCTCGCGCCCTTCGATTTCGGGATCGGCGCCATCTTTGCCTATCCGGCGGCAGAGGGGCAGATCCCGGACCGGGCCGGGCTTCCGAGCGGTCGGGTGCGCCTCTACCACGCGACGCCTGCTGAAATTGAAGCGGCTCAGGTCTGATGCGCCAGTACCTCCGCAAAGTGCGCATGTCCGCGAAGGGCTCTAGCGGCAGTATCGTCATCAACCCCGGCGGCATCCTGCTGCATGAAATCAAGATCGGGTTCGACGTTTCGAAGTCGATCAGCTCCACCGCCAATAGTGCAACAATCCGGCTCTGGAACCTCCAGGAGAGCACTCGCAACGCCCTCGGGAAGGAGCTGGACGATATCACTCTTGAGGCTGGCTATATGCCGCCCGAAGGTGGGGATAATGTAGGGGTGATCTTCCAGGGCCAAATCCGCGACGTGGAGCACACCCGCGACGGGCCGGATATCGTCACGATCCTTTCGACAGGAGAAGGCGACAAGGCATTCCGCCGCGCCACCATCTCCAAGACCTATCCCGCCGGAACCAAGGTCGAGAAGGTCGTTGAAGACATCTACTCCGAGATGGAAAAAGAGGGCGTTAAGCGGGGGGAATGGAAGTTCCCGGAGACCGTTGAACCGTTCAAGCGCCCCTATTCCATGTGCGGTGGCTGCAAGCGTGAGATGGATACCCTGAGCCGGGGCAAGGGCTTCTATTGGTCCGTGCAGAACGGCGCAATGGAAGTGATCCCCTCTGATGGGTTTGTGGGTGGGCTGGTGCTCATCACTCCGCAGACCGGCATGATTAATGTCCCGACCATCACGGACAACGGCGTCAAGGTTTCCTGTCTCCTCAACCCGGAAATCAGGCCCGGCCGGCGCGTGCGCATCGAAAGCCAAGTGCTCGAAATGAACGCCGAAGGGGGCGAATACCGGGTCTCGGAAGTCACCTATTCGGGGGACAACCGCGACGGGGATTTCGTTGCCGCTCTCTGCGGCGAATCCATCAAGGGCGGTAAAGTGGACGAGGGCAAAAAATGAGCGTCGGCTATACCGGGAAGGTCACGAACTGGCCTGACGATGTGCATGGGCGGGCGCGGGAAGACGAGCGCTTGAACACATGGGGGGAGATCCCCGGAAGGATCGTCTCCATCGACTATGCCACGCAAACGGCGACTGTCCAGCCGCTGTACCGCCCAAAGTTCAACGGCTCCGCGATCGACATGCCCGAACTTGTGGCGGTTCCGGTGCGCTTTACCAGGGCGGGGGGTGGTGCTGTGACCTTCCCCGTGGCGGCGGGGGACAATGTGACCTTGCGCCCGCAAATGCGCTCCAGCGAGCTTTATCACACGGATGACGACGGGGCGCCAAGCGACGCGCGGTCATTCTCTCTCTCCGACATGGAAGCCTTCCTCGACGGTGGCGAAAGCCTGACGAACCCGATCCCGAATTTTGACGGGGCAAACGTCCATCTGCGCTTCGCCCCTGACGGCGAATTCGGAATTCGCGGCAGCGCGGCCGGACAGGTCGCAATCGAAGGCAGCGAAGGCAACATCTATGACCTGCTGGTGCAGGCCGCAGAACTTGAGGCGGAAGGGTTTACCAAGCTGGGCACCGAAGCCACGCTAACCCATCGAGTCCGCTATGCGGAGATCGGCACCGCGCTCACCACCATTTCGGCCAAGCTGAGGGGGATGGCCCTATGACGCACATCGCGCCGGCACTGGCGTCCGATACCAACGACCTTTTCCTTGATGCCGATGGCAATCTTGCGATGGTCACATCGGCTGAAGCCGTTGGCCAGCATGTGCGGCAGCGGCTCGGGTTCTTTCAGGGAGAATGGTTTCTCGACACTACGGCCGGCATGCCATGGCTCGACGAGATCCTGGGCCAAAAATACGACCCCGCCCTCTCGGAGGCCGTTGTGAAGGCGGAAATCCTCGCGACGCACGGCGTGACCGAAATCACCTCGTTCTCAGTCTCGTTCCTTAAGGCGACGCGAGGCCTTGAGATCCGGGACGTTGACGTGATGACCACCTATGGAGAGGGCGCATCGGTATGATCTATGGCGTCGTTTCAACCGGGTTTTCTCGCAAGCCCCTCGCAGTGATCCAAACGGAAATTCAGGCGGCGGCTATCGAAGTATTCGGGGAGGATGTGATCCAAACCGCGCAATCCCCCCTAGGCCAACTGCACGGCCTCATGGCCGATCTGATTTCCCAGCAGTGGGAGATGGCAGAGGACACATATCAGTCCTACGACCCGGACCAGGCTGAAGGTGTTCGTCTTGATATGCTGGCACGACTCCGGGTTCTGGAGCGGGCCACGGGGGAGGATGACGCAAGTCTAAGGCAGGCCACGACGAACACAGGACGGGCAAGGATCGATCTGCAAGACCTATTGCGAGCTGTGACTGGGCTTGATGGTGTCACGTACACGCAGGTGTTTGTAAACGACACAGACACCACTGACGCCAATGGGCTGGGGGGGCATTCGGTTGCAGTGGCAGTGCTCGGTGGCGACGATTCCGACATCGCTCTGACCATCCGCACCTATGTCGTGCCCGGCATCGGGACGAGCGGGAACGTCCGCGTCGATACCAACATCGAAGGTGTTTGCAGGTCTACATGGGTTGTTCGCCCAACCCCTGTGCCGATTACGCTGGAGATAGAGGTTGTGCGACGTTCAGACCGGCTCGGGTGCCCCCCTGCCGCGCTCACAGCTATCGCGGAGGGCCTTATCCTTGACCTCTCCGCAGACCGGCGGCTGATAAACGGGGAAGACGTTACCCTTTTCTCCGTCCGTTCCGCGATTGAATCCAGATATCCCAATGTCGAGGTGGTGAGCGTTCTTGGCTCGCGCGACGGCGACCCTGTGGACGATCTCCCGATTGCAATCTCGTTCCAGGAAATTGCGAGCTTTGCCCTCGCGGACATCACGGTGCTGAACGCATGNNCGGTGCTGAACGCATGACGACGTGCCCCGAGACCGGCACGCTGGTCGAACAGGAAATCAATCGCGTCGCGACGCAATATCGGGAAAGCCCGAACTTGCTCGGGTTGATGCGGGCTTACCTGTCGCAGGTGGAAGAGGCGATACAGGCGACGTGCGCCATCCCGACATTCTTCGAACTTGATACGGCGGTGGGGGATCAACTCACCCTGCTCGGCAAGCGGCTGGGCTTCCCGCGCTGTCATTGTGTCTGCGACGTGGCGCCGGTCTTCGGGTTTGCCTGCGGCACAAGTCCATACGAGATCGTTGGGTTTTGCGAGGGCGGAACTTGGGCGGGGTGCAGGGACACGGGAACAAGCACCATCTGCATTGACGATGATGGGGAATATCGCGGGCTTCTGAAGGCGCGGCGATATCAAGCCCTGGGGCTGTACGACGTGGCCTCTCTCCAAAGCGCCGCGCGCCACATTTGGGGGGCTGATGCGTCGGTGTCGAGCCTAGGTGGCGCGCGCGTTGTGGTGACCCCTGGCAGGTCTCTAACCGCCTACGAAACGCAAGTAAGATCGGTTGCATTCCGCGCCCTTCCTATCGCGCCTGGCATCAAGGCTCTGACCAGCGAAGCGACTGGGCCTGTATTCGGTTTTGGAGAGGGCTGGTCCGGGTTCTGCGAAGATGCGCAATGGCTCTGTCCTATCGACCCCTATCCCTATGATTGCCCATAGCCAAAGGAAAAGCTGCAATGGCAGACATTAATTTACCCTTCGGGGCTTCGGCCACCCGCAGGGCTCCCACGACTGGCGAGCTTGCCAATGGGTTCCCCTGCGGCGAAGCCGATCAGGAGCTTTTTAATTGGCTGGCATGGTACCAGACCGCTCAGATTGGTGGAGTGATCAGCAACTCTGGATTTACTCCCGATGACGCAGACCAAGATCAACTATCAGCTGTGGTCAGGTCGCAGGCGCTGAACTACGTCGTTGCCGGCGGCACGCCGAACGCACTGACTGCGGTCCTCGATCCTCCGATCTCCGATTACCCCAACGGCATGCCCCTGCGGGTGCTTATTGCCTCGACTAATACCGGCGCGGCGACCCTCAACCTTGACCCCATTCTGACACCGCGCGGTAATCCGCTGGCGCGTGGAGACCTGCCCGCCGGCTTCCCCGTGCCGCTGGTCCGTGTCACCGGCGCATGGCGGATGGAGATGCCTGCGTACAGTGAAAATGCCTACCGCGCCATCATCCTCAAGACTGCCAGCTACACCCTCACCAAGGATGATTTGGGTTGTGCCGTCATTTACAATGGCGCAGCCAACGCGACATTTACATTACCGGCGCCGGCTACCGTGCCCGGCGGCACATACCACATCAACAATAACACCGGCGCTATGTTGACGCTGACGACAGCCAGCGGACAGATCCAATCTGGCGTGACGGCGGCGTCAATACCGCTGACCACAAACAGATCCATCAGTGTGACAAGCGACGGATCGAGTTGGCTGCAAGGTAATGGCGGCAACATCAGCAACCGTATTGTCTCATTCCAGTCCGCCAATTACACGGTCAGCCCCACCGATCTGGATCGGTTGCTGGTCTATACGGGGGCGGCGGCAGGGACCTTCTCACTGCCCGCGCCCTCTGTGGCCTATAACGGCTGGGGCTTGTCCGTTTATAACAACGGCAGCGGTAATTTGACACTCTCGACCGGCGGTCTCGCCAATATTGTCGTTGTGGGCAGCACTAACACGACCGTTGTCCTGGCTCCATCACAGAGCCTCCAAATTCTCTCGAACGGCGCCGACTACTTTGCGGTTGGCGGTGATTATA